AACGTAGGTACTGCTGGTCTTTCTGGTTCAACGACCAATATCAATATTGGTTCTGCTGTATCTGGGGCAACGTCGTCAGTTACAGCCAACGGCGTTTGGACTTATAGCTCATACGCAAACATTGAGGCGTTGTTTGAAGCGGCCACAATTACAGCGTCTGCTCCAGCGGCAACCACAAACTTTGATGTCATTACGCAAGCGGTTCAGTATTACACTACCAACGCTTCGGCCAACTTCACGTTCAACATTCGCGGCAACAGCGGAACGACATTGAACACCATCATGGCTACGGGGCAATCCTGCACGATTGCGCTTTTGGTAACTAACGGCGCAACAGCGTACTACCCTACGGCTTATCAAGTGGATGGAAGTTCGGTTACTCCAAAATGGCAAACCGGAACTGCGCCCACGGCGGGTAATGCTAGTGCGCTTGATGTGTACGTTTTAACCGTAATTAAGACCGCATCGGCTACATTTACGGTATTGGCTTCACAAACCAAATTTGCATAAGGATTATCATGGCAGCAACGACGACTCTTTTGGGCTTAGTCACCCCAACACAAGGAACGCTCTCAGGCACATGGGGCGACACAGTCAACTACGGTATTACTGATTACCTTGATATTGCTATTGCGGGCACATTATCTTTTGCAGGGGATGGCGCTATTACTTTGGCTAACACCACAGGTAGCTCGTCAGGAAACGCAATAACTTCTACCACAGCCCAGTACATGGTGATCCGTATTACTGGCACACAGACTGTTACCAAAGTTATTACAGGCCCTAGCTACAGCAAGCTGTACATGGTGGATCACGCAGGCGCTACCAGCGCAGTAACATTTAAAGCTGCTGGTCAAACAGGGGTTTCTATCGCTGTGGGTGAGAAGTGTTTTGTCTACTACAACGGTACGGACTACATCAAAGTAGCTACCAGCACGGGTACAGGATCAGGATCAGTCACAAGCGTAGCAGCGACAGTCCCAAGTATTTTTAGTATTGCAGGCAGCCCAATTACTACTAGTGGCACTCTGGCAATGACTTACTCGGGGGTTCCTTTACCCGCAGCCAATGGCGGCACAGGTGTAGTTAATAGCGCTGCCATGACAGTAACGGGTTCAGGCAACTTTGCCTACACAAGAACGCTGACAGGCGTAACAAACGTCACATTTCCCACAACGGGAACATTATCTACTTTGGCGGGCACAGAGACTTTAACCAACAAAACCATAGCTTTTAGTAACAACACTTTGTCTGATGTGGCTAGTTTATCTACAACTCAGACATTCACGGCTACTAAGACCTTCTCCGGCTCATCATCTGCTCAGGCTATTGTTTTAAACGATGCGGCAGAAGTCGTAACTATATCAGCCACAGCAGCCACAGGGACAATCAACTACGACATCACAACTCAGTCTGTTTTGTACTACACAACTAACGCAAGTGCTAACTGGACAGTTAACTTCAGAGGCTCAAGCGGTACTTCATTGAATACATTGATGACTACAGGCCAGTCAATGACTGTGGCTTTCTTGGTGACTCAAGGCGCTACTGCTTATTACAATAACGTAGTTCAGGTAGACGGCTCAACTGTGACCCCTAAGTATCAAGGCGGTACAGCGCCAACGGCGGGTAATGCTTCAAGCGTGGATGCGTATGTGTACACCATCGTCAAGACGGGCAGTGCGGCGTTTACTGTCTTTGCTTCACAAACCCAGTTTGCTTAAAGGACAACCATGCCATTAGTTTCAACAAAAGGTGCGGCATCGGCTCAAGGCTTTGGTGAGTTTTCACAGGCATCTGGGTCTGTCAACTACATTGAGGATGTGTTCTCAACTTATCTTTATACAGGTAATAGTTCTACAAACACAATTACAAATAGCATTGACTTGTCTACTAAAGGTGGGTTGGTTTGGATTAAGAGCAGAAACAATGCGTACAACCATGTACTAACCGATACAGTGCGGGGTGTTAATAGTCAGTTACAGTCAAATACATCGGCTGTCCCAGAAACGGCAACCGACCAATTAACAGCCTTTAGTATTACAGGTTTTACTGTTGGGGCGGGAGCACGTGTAAACGAAACATCTTCTACGCTAACGTCGTGGACATTCCGAAAGCAGCCAAAGTTTTTTGACATTGTGACATGGACAGGAAGTGGTGTAGCCAGAACAATTGCACACAACCTTGGATCAGCGCCGGGCTGTATTATGGTCAAACGTACAGATACAGTTGCTAATTGGGAGGTCTATCACAGAAGTCTGACCAGCGCTGCATACAGTGTACAATTAAATTTAACAAATGCGGAGGCAATAACTAGCCCATCCGCTTGGAACAGTACAGCACCAACAAGTACGGTATTTTCTTTGGGGACTAACAACGATGTTAACGCATCTGGCGGTACATATGTGGCCTACCTCTTCGCCCACAACGCTGGAGGCTTTGGCCTGACGGGTACGGACAATGTGATTTCGTGTGGGTCGTTTACTACAAGTGCTGGCGGCGTGGCAACAATAACTCTTGGGTATGAACCACAGTTTGTAATGATTAAGCGAACCGACAGCACGGGCGACTGGATCATGCTGGATCAAATGCGCGGATTTGATGTGTTGGGATTAGACGCAACACTTCTTGCCAATTCATCCGCCGCTGAAACTGCAAACCAAGAGCGCGGAGAGCCAACTGCGACAGGTTTTTATATACCAAGCAATTATGGTAATAATGCAACCTACATCTACATAGCCATACGCCGTGGCCCGATGGAAGTGCCTACGGTGGGTACAAGTGTGTTTAGTCCTATTGCCTCTGCTGCTGCTGGTGGAACTCAGTTAACAACAAACTTCCCCGTTGATTTGCAAATGTATGGGATTCGTGCTGGAGATGCTGCAAACATCACAACAAGCGACAGACTGCGTGGTGTAAGCACAACTAGCACAGCAGGTGGCAACTTCATTGTTACTTCATCTACAGCGGCTGAAACAGGTGGCTCTTACACAAGGCAATGGGGTAATACTGGTTTTGTTATGCCAGCAGGGATTGGAAGTCAGGACGGCATTTTTTGGAACTTCCAACGCGCCCCATCTTTTATGGATGTGGTTTGCTATACAGGGACGGGAAGTAATACAACTCAAACTCATAACTTGGGCGTTGTTCCAGAATTAATAATAGTAAAACGCAGAGACACAGCGGCAGATTGGGACAGTTATTCTTCTGCGCTTGCAAACACTGAGTATCTTGTTGTAAACACTAATGCCGCTAAAGATACAGGCGCAACAAGATGGAATAGCACAACTCCCACCGCTTCTGTTTTTAGTATTGGAACAAGCACTACAACCAATGCAAGTGCGGGAACTTACGTTGCTTATCTCTTTGCAACCTGCGCTGGTGTTTCCAAAGTAGGCTCATACACTGGCACAGCAACAACACTTCAAATTAATTGTGGCTTCACAGCAGGTTCACGGTTCGTACTCATCAAGCGCACCGATTTTGTTGGTCCTTGGTACGTCTGGGATTCAGCCCGTGGCATTGTAGCTGGTGACGACCCATATCTGATTATTAGTAGTACAGCCGCTGAAGTGACAAACACTGACTATGTTGATACCTACAATGCGGGGTTTGAAATTACTAGCACAGCACCAAACTCTATTAATGCAAACGGTGGCACATTTATCTTCTTGGCAATCGCATAAGGAAAAATCATGCAAATTAGAATTCAACAATCCGGCGCAGTCATGTACGAAGCAGAATTTCGTGCGTACACCAAAGCCAACGATGGCCCAACATGGGGCATAACAACAACTGAAGTCTTGGAAAGCTTGGGCGCTGACGTAGTGTTTGAAGGCCCGCAAGCCCAGCCAACCCGTTATCAGGTGGCGTTCCGCGATGGCGTTGAGCAGATTGAGGGTAAATGGTACACAAAGTACAGCGTCTCCGATATGAATCAAGAAGCCAAAGACGCTTTAGATACAGCGCAGGCCAAGGCCATACGCCAGCAACGTACTGAAAAACTTAAAGACAGCGACTGGACACAGATTGCTGACAGCACTGCGGATAAAACTGCATGGGCAACATACCGCCAAGCACTGCGTGACATTACTGCGCAAGCTGGGTTCCCTTGGACAATCACTTGGCCTGAGACACCCTAATGATCTATGCGCTGGCTTTTAATGCTCTTTTTGGTGTTTCTACCGGGAGCAGCCAGCCAAGATAGAAAGACGGAATACCGCTGTGTACGTTGGGCTTGGACAGGAGATGTGTATAACCGTAAAGTAGTATGCCTTGAGTGGCAAAAGGTTAGAAGATGATTGATCCGATCACGGCGCTAGAAGGGTTGCAAACTGCAATCAGTGTCGTTAAAAAAGCTAGTAAAGTTGCTAGTGATCTGGCAGGTCTAACGCCGTCAATAGCCAAGCTTTTTGATGCAAAG